AAAGGAACTAAAATGGCTACGCACGTATCAGTACATTCTGTTGTTCGGGTAGAAGTCACCGCTGTAACTGCTGAAACTGGTAATCATTGGGTTACCTTTGAAGCGTACAATCGGGATGGGGAAATGGTGTCTCGCATTTCTCTGTTCGCCAGCCAAAACGAGCCAATCAACTTTGAGGGGGATATTAATTGTACACTTTAGACTTTGAGACCAAAGGCATCGAACCTTGGCCTCATTATCCTCCACTCCCCGTAGGGCTGTCCATCAAGTATAACGATGGCCCTTCGGGGTATTTGTCTTGGGGCCATCCTACAGGTAATAACTGTACGCTGGAGCAAGTTAACTACATTCTGGAGGAGATATGGGAGTCTGATGAACCATTGCTATTCCAGAATGGTAAGTTCGATACTGACGTAGCAGAAGCCCATTTCGCCCTGGACTACCCGCACGGCAGAGTCCACGATACGATGTTCCTTATATTCCTTGAAGACCCTCTTGCTACCACTCTATCCCTGAAGCCATCGGCAGAGCGATTACTGGGCTTGCCCCCTACCGAGCAGGAGGCAGTACGGGATTGGCTAATGGCTAATGGTGTAATACCAGGCTCAGCTATGAAGAACTGGGGCGCTCATATTTGCGATGCTCCAGGCGATCTAGTGGGACTCTATGCCGCAGGGGATACTGACCGTACATACGCTCTGTTCAATTTGCTCTACCCCCGCATTGTAGAGAAGGGAATGGTAGAAGCATATCAACGCGAGCTAGACCTGCTCCCCATTATGCAGCGAGCAGAACATCAAGGCTTTCGATTGGATATGGAAGCCCTACAGAATGACGCTGAAGTATATCGGCTGGCCTACAGAAGGGCTAGTCAAGAAATCAAAGACATTCTAGGCCATGGGGAGAATCACGAGTTCAATTTGGACTCTGGTCAACAGTTAGCCGCTGCCCTACTGGCTTCTGGTAAATCCATTACAGAAGAAGAATGGCCTACAACTCCTACCGGCAAGCTATCCACGGCACGAGATATACTCAACTCCGCCATTACAGACCCCTGCCTGTTCAAGCTAGTCAGTTACCGATCTGCTCTCAAGACTATTCTTGGGACATTCATGGAACCATGGATTCAGAAAGGATTGGCCAATCGTGGATACTTGCACCCATCATGGCATCAGGTACGGGATGCGGAATATGGCGCGCGCACGGGTAGGTTGTCGTGCTCAGACCCTAATCTTCAGAACATACCGAATGAGTTCCCAGAAGAGGCTCCTGAGGGCTACCCGCCCCTGCCCCTTATGCGGCAGTACATCTTGCCAGAACCAGGGGAGGTGCTTGTCTCTGCCGACTTCCACTCCCAAGAGATTCGGGTATTGGGGCACTTCGCTGAGGGAGCAATTATGCAGGTCTATAATGAAGACCCCAAAGCTGACATTCACGCTGTAGCCGCCGACCTCATCAAAGATAATACTGGCCTTGAGATTACCCGCAAGGAAACCAAGATCGTTGCCTTCTCCATTCTGTACGGGGCTGGGGTTAAGTCAATGGCCGCCAAGATGGGGGTATCAGTCTCTGTCGCCAGCTCTATCAAGAATGCTTACCTCAAGATTCTTACTGGAGTCAAAGAGTTTATGCGGGAGGTGGAGCAAAGAGCAGCGGCTAACCAGCCTGCTCGTAGTTGGGGAGGCAGACTTCTATATCGCCCAGACCCCGTAGTGGAGGCCAACGGCAGGGTATGGAACAAGGACTATGTCCTTCTCAACTACCTTATTCAGGGCAGTAGCGCCGATCTGACCAAGGCTTCCATCATTGCTTATGAAAAGCACAGGAAGTACGGCACATTCTTGGCTACCGTACACGATGAAATCGTCATTAGCGTGACCAGAGAACATTTGATGGAGGAAGTGGATAGGCTTTGCTATGCAATGGATACGCACGCTAACCTAGCTGTACCGATGCGGGCCACCGTTAAGGTGGGAATTAACTGGGCTGATATGAAGGAGTATGTATGAATCAAAACGATGCTACAATCCATTTCCAAAACAGGCCGACCCGCACTAGCTACTCTGCCCTGAGTACCTATGAGGGTTGCCCATTCAGCTATGCCCAGTACTACCTTGAGGGGGCAAGAGACGAAGCTGGAGCAGCAGCTCAACGGGGTACTCGACTGCATACGGCATGCGAACGCTTCCTCAAGGGAGAGATACCCCAAGAACGGCTACCCATTGATTTCTGGAAGATCAAGACCCTACTGGTACAGCTACGGGATATGGGGGCCATCGCTGAGGAGGTATGGCTTGTCGACAAGGACTGGAAGCATCAAGACTTGGAAGATGAGAACACCCGTCTCAAAGCCTTAACTGATATCCATTATCTTCTGGAGGATACTCTCCATGTTAAGGACTTGAAGACGGGCAGGAACTATCCTGAGCATGAGATACAGCTACAACTATATGCTATGCTGGGCCTGCTCAAGTATCCCCATATCGACAGGGCTGAGGTAAGCGCTGTATATGTAGATGACGGAGTGGAAGCTCACGTACAGGTTTACCACCGCGGTATGCTAGAGCATCTCATAGCTCATTGGCAGGAGCGGATGGATAAGCTGTTTACTGCTACTGAGTTTCCTCCCACTCCCAATCCTGAAGCCTGTAAGTGGTGCAAGCTGAAGAAGAGCAAGGGAGGCCCATGTCCGATAGACCTGTAGAGTCTTGGGTTGAACAAAAGGTAGTGGAGTATGCTACCCTGAGGGGCATGCTAACCCTAAAGCTCAATGTAAAAGGCCGCATAGGATGGCCTGACCGGATATTCATGTTTAAAGGCAAGGTATTCTTTGTTGAGTTCAAGAGAGAAGGTGAGAAGCCCCGCAAAGCCCAGGAGTATGTGCACAAAATTATACGTGACCAAGAAGTTTCTGTATATGTGGTCGATGACGTTAACAAAGGAAAGGAACTGATAGATGTCGAATATCGTCGCTCGTGATTGGAAAGAGTTTGCGGACATAACCATCCGCATTAACGATCTTGATCCTACGTATGAAATGCTATGGAAAGCACGTAAGCAATACGGGGATGATTGGGTAGAACGCTTTTGCATCCATATGCTTATGTTCTACCACATCGGGGAGGCCGCCATAGCAGCAAACTATGAGGGTCAAGACTTCTGGAATCACGTGGAAGCCAACTATACATATACCAAGAGAGGCTCTGAAAGACGCCACTTCAGAGGGGAGGCCGGAAGGGCGGCTATAAGGTCGTTAAAACAGGCCTCTGGCAACGCGACGCAGGGCCTTCTCAAGGCGTTTTATAGGCCGGACTACCCTACCCTATACCTAGGGGTGAAAAACGGCCTAGAGGGCTTCGGAGAGTACTTCATATGGAAGTGGGCTGACTACCTAGACCGCATCTTCGACATGCCTATTGACTTCTCCAATGCCTTTCCGTACATGCCGGAGCAGCCTATGAAGTGCGCTAGGGCTATGTGGCCTGATCAGCATCCCAGGGATACGTTGGAGATGGTACGGGAGTACATCAGCCAATATCCTGCCCCTCCCAGCGGTAACAGACCTTGCGGCATAGCAGAGGCTGAGACAATCCTTTGTATGCTGAAAGGGTACTTCATTACCAAATCCCATACTATCGGGGATGACATTGAGGACAAGTACGCCGCCTTGGGTCAAGACCCCTATGGCCTAGCCAAGTTCCTACCCAAACTACCATGAAAAAGTGGACTCCTCACGATTACCAGATTCAAGGGATGCAATGGCTTATCTCCCGCAAGGGAGCAGGCCTTATAGCCGACATGGGATTGGGGAAAACCTCCATGACCCTAGGAGCTTCATCCCATCTAATGATGACGGGTCATGTTAGGAAGATTCTGCTAATTGGAACCATCCTATCGCTGGAAACAGTCTGGCCGGCAGAGATAGCAAAGTGGGAGGACTTCGCAGGCATTACATATGTAAATTGCCACGATAATCCTGGAGGATGGAAGGGTATCTATGACATCTACGCCATCAACCCAGAAGCTGCCCTACCATTACTTAAGAATGGGTTCTTGGCCAGTCAGAAGTTCGATCTATTGGTGATAGATGAGTCGGCCATGTTCAAGAGTCCTGACTCCAAAAGGTTCAAGGCTCTCAAGAACTATCTGCATATGTTCCCCCGCCGATGGATACTTACAGGTACCCCATCGCCTAATGGATTGGTGGACATATGGGCCCAGATTTACATTCTGGACAGGGGAGAGTCTCTGGGCAAATTCATTACCCACTTCCGTAATGCCTTCTGTGTGCCAGACTACAGCGGCTATGGCTACAAGGTTCCCCCGCTGGCGGCAAAAGAGATATATGAGCGCATAGCCCCCATATGCGTATCCATGAAGAATACAGACTATTTGGATATGCCAGAGCTGGTAATGAACGAGATAGCTGTTAAGTTGCCCCCGAAGGCAATGGAACTATACAAGGAAATGGAGAAGGAATTCATTATCACCTTGGAGAAGGATGACATCTTCTCCCCCAATGCTGCCGTAGCCGGAATGCGCTGTCGCCAAATAGCTAGTGGGGGCATCTACTATGCCGACAAGACAGTAGAGGAGATTCATACTGCTAAGGCAGAAGCCCTGAAGGAAATGGTGGAGAACTTACAAGGTCAGCCTTTGCTGGTATTTTATGAGTTCCGCCACGACATAGATCGCATCCGAAAGGTATTGGGTAATGTGCCTAACCTGATAGATACCAAGGATTCAGCTAAACTAGTGAACGCATTTAATGCAGGGGACATTCCTGTAATGATAAGCTACCCGATCATGGCTTTGAATCTACAGGGAGCGTGCCATAACGTATGCTGGTTTGGCCCCCCATGGGACTTAATGATGTACGATCAAGCCAATGCCAGAGTATGGCGGCAAGGGCAAGAGAGCAGTAGAGTTATCATTCACCATCTGGTAGCCCAAAATACCTTGGATAGCAGAGTGTTGAAGATTCTCGCTGAGAAGAGAGTAGTGCAAAACGGTTTACTGGAGGCTATCAAACTCAAGTAAAAATCTACCCTGAACCCCCTATACACGCTATAATAGGGGTTCGTACAAAGAGAAAGGAACCAATGTATGAATACCATCGTCAAAATCCATGGAAATAGTGGTAGTGGTAAAACTACCATCATCCGTAATCTGTTCGACCAGGCTGAGGCAGTAACAAAGCTTGGCCCGAACATATCCAAACCTGAAGCCTACTCATTCCATATCCCTGGCATTCAACTTCCTATTCATGTAGTAGGCAGCTATGAAAATACCTGCGGCGGGGTCGATACCATTTCCAATATGGATGAGCTGGTACATTTGATCCATAAGTACGCCCCTCATGGCAACGTAATCTATGAAGGCCTGTTAGTAAGCACTTACTTCGGCAGCGCCGGAAGGGCCATGGCATCGTATGGGGATTCTCATCTATGGGCGTTTCTGGATACCCCACTCGAGGTTTGCATAGAGCGAGTGAAAGCCCGCAGGCTAGCCGCCGGCAATACCAAGCCCTTTAATGAGGAGAATACCCGCAACCGCGACAAGCCCATTAAGGCTCTGCGTGAAAAGCTCATCAAGTACGGAGCTAATGTCATTGACTTGAACTACGACAAAGACCCCACTTCTCAACTTCTGGAGTACATGAAATGAAAGTAACCCTGAACTTACCAAATGGCCCCCTCACCCTTGAAGTTCCCGATGCTGGGGCAGGGAAGGGGACAATCAAAGGCGGCCATCCTCTGTACTATGTGGCTAAGCAGCCCCGTGCTACAGAGAACTACCTGACCCAAATCAACTCCCTGCTGGAAGACTTGCCTAAAGGGTTGGACGTATTTGAGCTCTGCGGCGGCATCGGCCTTGTCCCTGCTGCGGTATGGGATACCATTATGCCGTCCAGCTGGACCAGCGTGGACATCGACCCTGACTGCAGAAAGAACTACATCGCCCATGGCCCTCACTTCGTTCTTGGGGATATGTACGAGGTGCGCAACTTCCCCAAAGCAGACCTGGTCATCTGCGACTTCCCCAATAATACGCTGCCCAAAATGTGGCGTGAACCGAAGCGTGCTGAACTGTTCAGAAAGATAGCCACCATGAAGCCGCGGTGGTGGGAAGTTACTGATGTAGGCTACTACTGGATACATCTTGCTAACCATTGGCCGATCTACCAAGAGAAGTTTGGGGTTCAAGTTACCCGCCAGAACTACGCCAATCTGTTTGATTGTTTCATGCGAGACAACTACGGCTACAAGGTAACCAAAATGACCGTTGGCGGTGGGGCTCAGTACTTCCTCATGGAGGCCGTATGAGCACCAATGTTCTAGCCATCGAAGGCAATATGCGCCGGTTCGTGGAGTTCATCAATGAGCGGGAGTTAGTACGGGCCAAGAAGGAAGCTGGGCTGGATAAGCCTTGGACCAGAGACCCTATGCTTCTGAACTACCGCTTCTGCAATGTTCGCAGGGAAGATGATAAGGTGACTCGCTGGATCAAAAAGAATTGGCGCGACCCCTACGATGGTAACCCTAATATGAATAGGGCCATGCTTCTAGCACGTATGGTAAACTGGCCTGACACTTTGGAAGAAATTGGTTTTCCAGAAGAGTGGCATGCCAGGACATATATGGACAAGATCGCTGAGCGTATGCAGCGTGGGGAGAAGACGTGGACAGGGGCATACATGATTACTGCCGAACACGATGGTACCCCTAAGCATGTGTCGGTATGTAAGACGGTCGATGCTCTCCATTATGACTTGGGGCATACCTGCCTCTCCGCTTGGGCTCAGCTTCAGCTTCTCCCTCGCATCGGCTCGTTCATGGCAGCCCAGGTAGTGGCCGACCTCAAGCATACT